TAGACTTGGGCGAGCAGAGTGGCGCAGTCGACACCGCCAGGCGTCAGCCGCTCGCCGTCGGACCAGGTTGCTTTGACTGCCGCGCGGTGATGATAAGACGTTCCGATCCAGGAGCGCGCCTCAGCCACCACGGCCTTGCGCTGGACCAGCTCGTCGGGATCAATCATGCAGCCGTCTCCGGAGAGGGGATGTAGGGCTCGCCGCCGAAATTGGCGATATTTCCCCAGGTGGTGCATGTCGCCATTTTCTTGTCGCAGCCGGGCCAGGCGGTGAACGCGTCTCCGGCCGTGACTGCGAATGGCATCGGGGCGATCAGAGCGAGCTGCAAGGTGGTGGTCACCTGCGTCATGCTGCGGACCGAGCGCGAAAAGCCGGAGTTGCGACCGCTGGTGAACAAGATGCGCCCGAGGGCATAGGTCCCCGAGCCACCAGGTAGCCCGCTGGTGGCGACGATCAGCGACTGCGTGCTGCCGCTGCCGACGGTGAGACTGGCGGCATAGGAAGAGGCGATGAGGCTGCATCCGGCGTCGAACAGCACCCGACTGCATCCGGCCTGATACAGATTGCGCGGCATGCTCTGGTCGAGCAGTTCCAGGTGACTATTGACGGTGATTTCGACCGTCGCGCGGTCGACGTCGATCGCTGCGACCCGGCCGGTGAAAATGTTCACCACGCCGGTTGGGGCCAGTATCAGAGCACGAGGATACGCTGGCCAGGCGGCGAGATAGGCGCGGTCGACCTGGACTATCGCGCCGTCCAGAGCACCCGCGCGAGCCGCTGCAAGCCAAGGCGTGCTGCCGATGGCGTCGGGATATGCGGCGTTGGTGATCGGATCTACTGAGCGCGGGATCACCGAGAATTGCCAGGTGTCGACATCGAGGCCGAGCTTCCAGTGGGCGGTTGGCTTGCGGTCCGGATGCTCGATGAACGGGCCGCTGTGGGACCAGGTGTTGCCTCCATAGGCCCAGTCGCTGTCGCCGGCCGCCAGGCGCAGCACCACGCCGGTCGCCAGCGTGATCGTGTAGAGATCAGCCCAGACGAAGGCGCGGGCCCCCAGCAGGGCTACCAGGGCGCCCGTCGAGGTCTCGTATTTCGCGGTTTTCACAGTTTCACCGTCGAGAATTTGAGCGAGGACAGCGCCCATTGGGTCGCACCGAATTGTTCGAAATCAACGCTGTCGTCGTCAAAGGTGCACAACCAGTTGAACGTGCCGGTCCATGTCAAAACCGCCGCTGCGGCCGGTGCAACGGTGAAGGTCACAACACCCGTCGCGCTAATCGTGAGGGCTGAGGTCGGCGTGCCATTGACGGAGATCACAGGCGATCCAGTCGGCAGAAACACCGGCTCGATGAACCCGCCATAGGACCGGACCAGCTGCCAAGCGCGGGTTGCACCGTCGCCTGTGCCGAAATTCTGAGCGGTCACGCTTCCGTCTGTGGGGTCGGCGTACTGGAACACGAGCGCCGAGCCGAGGGATGCATTGTAGAACCCGGCGAGGGTCGTCAGTTCAGTGCCATCGCGGAGCAGTTCGAACCCGAACTCATAGCGCCAGCGCGGCCACGACCACAGCGAAAACCGGCTCTCCTGCCCGCCGACAGACGGCTGTTTGACGGTCGACCAGATCGGGGTGCGCTTCGGAAAGCCGATTGTCGTCAGCGCGGGGAATGTGGGAATGGTCATTAATATGCCAGCCGCAGTGAGGGGTTGTTCTTCATCTGGGCGCTCACGATCCGGGCGAGTTCAGCACCGTTCGAGCGGAACAAGGCCGCAACAGACGAGGCGTCATTGGCGTGGACGTGGAGATGGACAGCACCGCCGCCACCAGCGGCGCCAGGCGCAGACGGGAATGGAGATGCGCCGCCTCGGATACCGGCCGCGACGTCGGCGGGGATGATCATTTCCCCGGCGTGAACCTGGGCGACCATGTCGGAGGGGAGCGACCAGGCGCCGACGTCGAACGAGGGCAGCATCCCGAACGCCGACACAGCGGCGAAGGCCACGCCGGCGGCGATGGGAGCGAGCACGGGGCCGACAATGGGAATTTCTACAATCGCCGCATACGCACCGGCAGCAGCCCTCGCTGCCTTTCCTCCGATGTCGCTGGCAGTCGTCGTCATGTTGATCGCCTTTGTCGCCCCCGCGGCCGATATCTCGGCGGCTTCTCGAACCGTGAGGCCAGTGACCGTCGCCGTCGTTTTTGTGGTCTCCATCCCCAGCCATGCCGCGATCTTGCTGGTGATCAGCGCGTCGAAGCCGGAGTCACCGCGCGCGATGGCGGAGCGAACGGCGGTTGCAGTCGCCGACACTTCGTTTTTTGTCATCTCCATGGCAATCCACCGGCCGACCATGTGCATGCCCATGTTGACCGCGCTCTCAAGCACCGCGGTCGCCACCTTCTGCTGGGCCTTCCGCCATGTCTCAGTCCCGGTGATCAAGCCGGTGATGGTCGAACGACCAGCGCTGGCGATGCCGTCAAATGCCTGCTTGTAGACGCGCATCTGAGCCTCATTGGCCTTGATCACCTCTTCAGTGGCGCGTGACTGCTCCTGGATTTGACGGTCAGCCAACTCACGGGCGAGCTTCTCACGGGCGTGCATCGCCTCGCGTTCGGCCAGCGTGCCCTTTGCCAGCGTGGCGATCAGGTTGTCGAGTTGCCGCAGTTCCTGTTCGCCGATCAGAGCGGTTTGGTCGACAACGCCTTGCAGGATTTCGGCGTGAGACTTCTTGCGCTCGGCCTGCATCTGGGTCGCTGCCGCACGAACCGCCTGAACGTCCTCGCGGGCCGCCTCCTCGACGAGACGGACTTGCTCCATCACTGCCGAGCGAACGACCTGCGTCTGAATTTTCAGTTCGTCTTTGTAGAGTTTTGAGTGCTCACCCTCGGCTGCGCGGATGATCGCTAGCTTCTGATTTTCAAGGTCCTGGACCATCCCCAGGTTATCGTGGTTCGCCGCTACTTCAGCCGCCAGGCCGGCCAGGTGCTCTTGCAAAGTGTGCTTGGCTGATCGCTCGGCCAGGCGCTGCATGATCATGTCACGCGCTTCTTCGGCCTGGACCAGCTTGTCCTCGGCCTCGATGCGGTTCTTGGTTCCTTCTTTGGTCTGGCCGACAACCCCCTGCCAGAACGTGACTGTCGCCTTGGCCTCCTCCTCGTGTGTGGCGCGCCAGTCTTTGCCCTGCGTCCGGGCTGCCATGCCAGCTTCGCGGGTGACAAGGTGCAGCTGCTCGGTCATCTGCTGCGACCAGGAGACCGGCGGAGGGGTCTTCATCTGGTCGGTCAGCGCGCCCAGGGCTGCCTTCGTGCGTTCGATCGCGGCGATTTGCTTCTTGGAAGGATCAACCTCACCCGAGGCCGGTCCAGTGCCCTGAAGGCCGGGCTGGCGCTTGGCCAGGTCCTGCTGCTGGCCGACTAGCGCCTTAAATGCATTGCCCTGGGCGCCAAGACTGGTCTGGGTGTTCACCTCGCGGGTGTTCCGCGCCAGTTCGTACAACAGGATCGACCGAGCCTTGATGGCGTCGTTGTCCTCCGCCGCTTTAGTGAAAGCCTTTATAGTCTCGGGGAGGGCGCGGGTCTTCTCCAACAGCTCGGCGCCAGCGCGCGCGTTGAGGTTCCAGGCCTCGACAATGCGTCCAGCCGCCTGCGGTACGTCATCGCCCATCCGCAGAGCGAGCTGCGACACGCCCGAAGTAAGTTCGTCGATAACAGGCTTTGATGTGCCGGGGATCGAGGCAAAAGCATGGACGACCTTACCGGCCACCTCGACGCCGGTGTCGCCGATCTTCGCCAGTTTCTTGACCTGGGCATCTAGATCGGCATTGGAGACGCCGGACCCAATGCCACCGGCCTCGGCGAGCAGTTTGGCGTCATGCAGCTTATGCAGCCACTCGATCAAATGCATCGCGGCCATCGCGCCGACACCGAAGGCGCCAGCCAGCGCCATCATCGCCCCAGAATTGCCTGCCATGCGGCTGGTCAAAATCATCAGCGACCCGCCCATCTTGCTGAACCGGCCGGACATCGCCTCATGAACCAGCACCATGGCCTCGGTCGCCGCGCCGTGGTTGTGCGTCGCCTTTGTCAGCTCCTCCAGCGCAGGCTTGGCCGTCTTCAACTGCGTCGAATAGTTGGTGACCGACCCCTTGGCCGTATTCATCGCCGCCGACGCTTTTTCGAGCGCCACGATCTGCTCAGCCGTCGCCTGATTGCCGGCGGTTCGGACCTCCTGCGCCGCCTTCCGCACCTCGGCCGAATAGTGCTTCAAGTCCTCCTGCGCCAACGCAAGCTGGGCGCGCAGCTTCGTGGCATCAGCGGTGATGTTTACGGAAATATTATCGGCCATTTTCCTGCTTCTCTTCTAGCAGAGACCAATCAACCGGCCGCTGCGGAGTAGATGGCGCATCACCCGAACGGGGCGGCCGGGGAGTCTTCTTCGCGGGTATTTTGAAATATGCCTGCACCAGCCACTGAACCGGCGGATGGTCTGTCCAGTAACGCCGCTGGGCGAGATACATCGGGAGCGACCAGCGCTCCCATATCGCCTCTGGCGAACCGCCCTCCATGCCGGCGGCAGCCAGTTCAGCAACGATATACTCTAAGTCGAGGTCGTCTCCGTTTCGGCCGCCGGGGTCTCCGGCGGCGCCGCTTCCCCCTCGCGCACGAGCCCCGAGTCGACCATCAGGCGATGGACGGCTGCCGAGATGCCCGCACGCTCGTCGGTGCCGGCCACGCGATTGACCAGCAGGCGACGCTTAATCTCCGGCACCGTCAGTTCAGGGCGCACGGTGACGACAGCAGCCGAGATGATGGCGATGTCGGCCGCGAGACCTTCCACCGGATCAGTGGCGATCGACGACGCCTTGATCGCCGGCCAAGCACGCTCCAGGGCTGCGAAGTTCAGGATGGCGGGAACCACAACGCTCTCGCCACCGATAATGACGATGTTTTGTTGGGACATTGGAACCTTTTACAGAGACGTGTTGATAAAGCCGATATTGCCGGCGACGTCGGCCGCGATCTGAAAGTCAATTTCAAGGATGGTAAAATCATCCTGTTTTGTCGGGAGACTCAACTTGCTCGCCTGGCAGTTATTGAACGAGTAAAGAGCCTGCCGACCGTCGTACGGCTGAGACAGGTTGATCGTGAATGCCGGACCAGAACCCATGGCGAGGTTCGTGATCGGAATCTGAACACCGGCCACAGACGAGTAAGTGTAGCTGACGTAGACGGCGGCCGAGGCGTCGGCCACAGCGAACGTGTAGACGCCGGCAGAGACGCTGTATTGACCGACGGTCATGCCCGAGGCCACACGCTTGAGAGGCAGCCCGGTCAGCGCGTAATAAACACCCTGGTCGGCGAGGAAGGTAGCCGAGTTGGTCACCGTCACGGTGTAGGTGCTCACGGCGGGAACGGTCCCTGGCTCGCTGTCGGCGAACAGGGTTTGCGTTGCCGGGGTCGTCGCAGCGCCGAAGTAGATGTCGTTGAACAGGCTGCCACGGATCGAGGCGAATTTCGCCTTCAGGCTGACCTTCGTCTTCCCCGGAGCCAGCGCGATGGCGTAGCGTTTCTGGCCATACAACTCCTTCAGGTCGGCCGAGAAATCGAGCGTGGCGTCCTGCAAAATGCCGAAGCGTCGGGGTGTAGCAGGGCTGGCGGTGAGGCTGGTGCCGATGAGAACACCTGCGGCGAAACCGAGTTGGTCAGCGTATAGGGACATGTCAGGCCTCGCTTATACTAGAGGGATGTGTTGATGCTACCGATGTTGCCGCTCAGGTCGGCGGCGATCATAAAATCGATCTCAGCGATCATGAAATCATCCTGCTTGGTGGGCAGAGACAGCTTCGACGCCTGGCAGTTATTGAACGAATACAGAGCCTGCCGACCGTCGTACGGCTGCGACAGGTTGATTGTGAACGCGGGACCGCTGCCCATGGCGAGGTTCGTGATCGGGATCTGAACACCGGCGGCGGACGAGTAAGTGTAGCTGATATAGACGGCCAGCGAGGCGTCGGCCGCAGCGAACGTGTAGGTGCCGCCGGTCAGTGAATATGTGCCGGTGGATGGCGCTGAGGCCACACGCCGGAGAGGCATGCCCGTCAGCGCGTAGTAGACGCCCTGGTCGGCCAGGAAGGTAGCCGAGTTGGCAACAGGCGCCGACCAGGGGGTCGACGCGGGGATCGTCACCGCCTCGCTATCGGCGAACAACGTCTGGGTCGCGGTGGAGGTCGCGCCGAAGTAGATGTCGTTGAACAGAGCACCACGGATCGACGCGAATTTCGCCTTGATCGAGACCTTCGTCTTGCCGGGTGCCAGCGCGATGGCGTAGCGTTTCTGGCCATACAACTCCTTCAGGTCGGCCGAGAAATCGAGCGTGGCGTCCTGCAAAATGCCGAACCGGCGCGGGGTGGAGTTCGCGGCCAGGCTGGTGCCGATGAGGACACCTGCGGCGAAACCGAGTTGGTCAGCGTATAGGGACATGTCAGGCCTCGCTCAAAAGGCGCGCACGAAGGATCGGCAGCGCAGTGGCGGTCAGGAGATTATAGGCCTCAGTCGACCGGGAGACGGGGCCGTCGTTGATGAATTCGACCACCCAGGCCACGAACACTGCATCAATGGCGTCGGCGCGAGAATTAGGCAGCGGCGGCGGAGCATCGAGAGCGGGCGCTTCAATGGTGTCGGACATGGGGGGTTCCTAATTCAGTGCAGGACAGAGAATTGAGACGGGAATGACGGCGATCGCCTGACCATCAAGGTCGCCGGGATAGATCTCGATTTTCCCCTCGATCCATGCGTGCGTGACGGTGCCGCCGAGGGTCTGCACGACGCCAGGCGCCGGTTTCAGCAGCGCCTCGATCGTGTCGAGCAGCCCGTCCATCGCCACCGATGGCGCGACTTGGCTGTCCTTGCCGGACTGGCTGTAGACCCAGACTTCCGTCTCCATCGTGATCTTTGGAGGCATCCCGGTCGCACGCGCGGAGTAGTGGTCGCCGACGTGGCGGACAAAAACGGCCGGCTGGCTCCTCACCTCGGTCCAGGGCACCAGGCGCCGCCCGGAGGTGTTGAATGCGCCGGTGCTGTTGAGCAGCTGGAGCACGGCGTCAACAATCGTGGACCGGCTCATGCGTCGCTCTCCGCTGCTGCGAAGGCGATGGCTGCGCGCATTTCAGACAGCGCTGATTGTTGCAAGGATTTGATCGGACCGCGCAGGAAGTTCATGGCGCGCAGCGTCGGCGTGCGACTATACGTTCCGACGTCGACGGGCGCACCCATACGCGCGCGCAGCCAGACGTGGTCGAGGCGCATCTTGTGGGCGCTTTGAGTGACTGCCACGCCTCGTGAACCGTATTCTAAGGCGGCAGCCTTGCGCGCTTTCGACTGAGATTGTGTTCTGACCCCGACCACGGCTGCAATGCGGTCGCCGTGGTCATAAACCCGGCCACCAGTCAGACTCTTGAGTTCTCCCGACCGCTCGGGCTCCGCTGCCAGAACGGCAGCCTCCAAACGCCTCTCCAGGCTGGTCAGCGTGGCGAACAAACGGTCGTGCAGCACCGCTGGAAACTTATCGAACCGCAGGACGGCTCGAGTGTCGCCAGCGATATCTACAGCGAAAAAGTCGGTCACGCCGTCACCGGCACGCGATAGCTGTCGAGCATGCCCGATATTTCTGTGGTGAACACGCCAGTCTGGCCAGGCGACCCGCCCACCCAGTAGCTCTGCTCACCGAGGCCAGGCTGGATCGAGGTCTTGAGGAGCGGATCACGGCCACGACCGGCGACCCGCTGCGTGATAATGCGGAGCACGGCGTCAACGATGTCGGCCGGGATCGTGGCGTATCCGCCCTGATAGACCACGGATGTCGGCAGCGCGGACCAGGTGACCGGGTATCCTGTCACTGCATCGATCCGGATCAGCCAGCCCTTTTTGCTGTCGACCTGATAGTCGACGCCGGCCGTCAAAATGGTGACGGCCCCACCAGCCGAAGTCTGGGTCACCGCCGGGCCGAACGCGATTGATGTGCCGGAGGCGATCGCGGCGGTCGTCGAGCGGCTGAGGGTGACGCTGACGTTGGCCGTGATGATGGTGATCACCGATCCGACAGCAACACCCACGCCAGTCACCGGCTGACCGACCGAGAGACCTGACGTCGAGGCGAATGGCAGGACGCTGGCACCGATCGCCGCGGCGCTCGATGTCGCCACCACCACCGATGTGCTGACCACTGGATAGCGGCTGAGTTGCACGACCGCCAGGCCACCAGGCGTCTGGAACGGATACGGGTCGCGGTCGGGAATGACCAGGTCCTGCACCGTCTCCAGCGAAAATGTCCGGTTGCAATAATTCGATGCCGCTGAAGATGCCTGCGTTATTGCCCGACCAATGAAGGCGTCGTTCGACGTTTCACCGATAGCGATCGATAGTTCGCTCTTGGCGGTGGCGAGGTCCGTCAGGTCATAACTCGGCGCCGCGACCAGCGTGGTCGAGAGGATTTCGACGGTCATGCGGGCCTCGCGTCGTTAGGATTTGCGGCGAAGGACACGGCTCACCACGGAGGCAGGTGCAGTAGCAGTCGGAGGCCACGGGCGAGGGTTCTTTGCCTCGCCCGCGCCGACCAGACGATCAGCGATGTCGTCCGGCAACGCCGCGCTGTCGCCAGCACGCCACGGCCGGATGTCCCGCGTCAGGTCAACCAGCTTCATCAGACAGCCGGGTCGAGGGTTTCGCCGGAGAGCATGACGATTGCGGACACCAGAGCGGTCGGCGAAGTGCCGCCGGTGAATGCTACAGTCGTGACGGCGCGGATGTAGCGACGCGCCGAGGACAGATTGACGTTGACGGAGTTGTCCGTGTTCGTCGCTGTCAGTGCGGTCGTCGCCTGGACCACCGAGAGGGCGGAGAGCGGGGCGTAGTCGGCAAAAGTGCTGCCGTCGGCGCTGTCCTGGACCTTAGTGATGACGCTGGTGGTCGTCGGGGCGCCGCCGAGGGCGCCGACGTTCTGATGAACAACGCAGGACAGCGGCATCTCGTGCGCCATGCGGTCGATCGTCGCGCCGTTGATGGCGCCGGCAGACGCGCTCTGCGGACGAACGCCCGACAGGGCGAACACAATGCCGCCAATATTGAACTGGGTAACCATTTCCACGGGAGATTTTTCCTTGTGCGGAAGGTGAGCGCCGGCCACGGATTACCGTGACCGGCTGACGGGTCAGGCGGACGCGGATCAGCTGATCGCGGGGGCCCAGCGGACGTTCTGGATCACCGCGACCGCAGCCGCATGACGCAGCTGGAAGTCGTGCTCGGCAATCGCGCGGATCAGCGTCTGGTCGTTCTGGAACACCGAGATCGTGTTGCCGCCGCCGTCGATGTAGGTCCCCTCTTTCGAGACCGCCAACTCAAGCTGCATGGAGTCGAGCACCATCG